ATAATTTTGTTTTGCTATCTTTATAAGTATCTGATAATAATTGATAATTAAAGGACTCTATATAACCTTTAACATATTCATATGTGTATTTTTTGTTACCATAACAAATAGGACATCTATAACCTGTTTTAAAATTAGACCATGTTACTTCGTATTCATGACCTTCTGGACACTTTATCAATAATTTTGTTTTGCTATCTTTATAAGTATCTGATAATAATTGATAATTAAAAGACTCTATATACTCCTTAACATATTCATATGACAATTTTTTACCCATCAAAATAAATCCTTTTCAGTAAGAATTTTAAATGTCCAATTTCTCCTCTTACAGAATATCTGTGCAGCTTTCCACTTTGCTGTATTAGTTTTCCAAGTCTTAGCTTCATAAAGTATAGTCTTTGTTGACTTTTTAGCAGTTCTTTTTGGTGGGATAGTCTCTTTATATGGTTTGACCTCTATCAACCACGTTTGAACACCATCATTTGTCATAACCTTTACTAAAAAATCAGGATAATATCTTCTAGTCTTTACCCTTCCATTTATAATAGCATTAGCAGGGTCTTTATATTGTATAAATAATGGTTCACTTTCCCATTGTAATACTTTATTATTCCTATCTAACCATCTACAAAAAGAGAACTCCCATGAACTCCTACAAATAGGGTAACTTTTTCCTTTGTACTTTTCTATATTAGTAGGCTTATATATCCTATGTTTCTTCTTATCAAAATTTGATTTCTGAAAATTCAATTTTTATTTCTCCTAATAATTTACTTTTGATGAAATATCTGTTATAATAAAGCCATGTAAACACGGGGATAATATTACTAGGATCTATTATAATAGAATACATATTATATTAGGATTTATATTATCCATTCTCTTCTCTCTCCATATCAAATAGAATCTTCATATCGTTATCATATTTAACAACATCACTAGATGTTAAAACATCCCTATAAAGATAATCACCAGAAGTAGCCACTGAATGATTACCATATATATCTGTAATGATCTTTTTAATAGCTGGTTCGTTTTTAATAGGTTGAAATAGATATCCTTTAACAGTGAATTGAAAGTCCCATTTTAATAATCTAAAGTTCATTATATCTATATCTGTAGGTGTATCAACATTGAACCCATTATATGTAACTCTTAGTTCCAAAGCATGAGAACCATATTCATTTAAATCATTATCATCTTTACCAGGGGATATATTAAATTCAGGTATATTTATTCTAAGAATAATATGAGGATTAAACCAAGGAAGGATTTGTTCAATAATTTGAATCATATCTATCATATATTTCGAAACAACTTCCAGAGTAAACTGGTAGTCATATGGTATAGGTGTTAGATGCTCAGTTAATATATTTGAGTTTTCGTCTGATATAATTTTTTGAAGGTTATTAACTAGTCTATCTTTGGCAAAATCCATTCCTGTCATTTGAATTGCCATCATGGGAAATACTAGATCTGTTATAGTCAGACCATCTTTGTTTCTTTGAGCTTCTTGAAAGTACCACTGTTTAGATTTTGGTGCGAATGTCAACGGTACTTTGATATATTCATCTATTTCGCCTTGATTATTATATTTGGCTATTTTTATATTATTAAATATATCAAGAGTTTGAACAATGGTTTTCCTCATTATATTGTAGAAGAAATGTTGAGACATATTATTTTACTTTCCATAATTTTTCTGCTTTGTCAAATCCTATCCACTCCCCCTTTTTACCAAACCCTCTTTGAGCCATTTCTTTCTGTGCCAATTTTTTAGCATCGATTTTTCCAAGAGCAACTGGTAATAATATTGATGTATTAACACCATTAAAAAGGAATTCTGGATTATCATCATCTCTGATTTCATTAATAGTGTTCTTTTCACCTGAATATTTTTCTAATTTTTCAATAATCTTGTTCATTTTCATCTCCTCAAAAGTCATTAATTGTTAAATTTTTTGCTTTTCTTTCTTTATATGATTGTTTAACAAAGTGATTTTTCAATTCTTTGTCTAGTTTAAAACGTTCTAATTCGAAGTTATTTATTCTTTGATATAATTATCAGATATATCTATACCGATGTAATCTTTATTTAACATATTATACTCCTGGGTATTACATCACATTATGAAACTTTTATGAAATCACTTGAATATTCTCCCATAGATGATGCTTCTGAGAATATATCAGATAATATTTTATTAGCTATCCCTTTATTTTGATTTAGAAATGCACCTATTTGAAGACTATTTACTATAGATCTATAATATCCAACAAGGTTTTCACCTTTTTTAAACCTTTTATCCCAATCTTTATCTATTTGATTTTTGGGAAATATATAACCAGCATCTTTCCATAATGTTATAATCATATTATTCATATATTCTATGTTATCGACATTTTTTTTAATATCTTGTATTGACATTTGTGGTATATTATACTTTTTAATATACTCCGTTAATGTTTTTTTTCCATGTCTAGCAGCTGAACTCTTATCTATAATTTCACTTGTTATATTGGCAGCTTTTGATATACGAAAACTTCTTATGTTTAAAGATTTATTAGTGTCATCTGTTAATACTGATATTCCTGTATTAAATACCGATGCAGGTTTTTTAACACCTTTAAACTTAACATTTTTTATATCAGATGATTGTTGTATATATTGTATTTTAGGGACTCCTTTTGTTTTCTTTAATGATATACCTACTAAGTCACCCTTTTTTAATGATTTTGATATAAACTGATTGTATTCAATAAGATTATCAAAGTTTGGTATTGATTGTATTTTGGATGCCCATACATCCCCAGGGTTCCATTTATCGGGGTTTAATTTTATACTCTGTTTATGTGATAATACTTTAAATGTATGATAAACATCCCCCATTACACCGTTAGATCTATAATAGGTATAATCACCTTTTAAAAACTTTGAGTTCTTCAAAGTGTTTGTGTTATTAACAACACTTGTAACCCATGATGGAGAAGAGTTAGCAAAATCAAATAAAGGTTGTAAGTTAACATCAACATCACAATATTTATCGTAAGATTTTGTAAACAGATCACCATCCAAGAGTTCCTTTTCTGATATATTTTTATTAGTGATTTGAGTAATACCTAGAGCCACACAATGTAAGGATTCTTGTAAAACTGTTGTTTGTGAAGCTGACTCTTTTATATATTCTTTAAATCTCATCATTTATTATTCCCATTTAGTTAAATATTCATACATATATTTATATAGTTGATTTATCACTTTACTACCTAACTCGAAATTGATAAAATATCTATCTATATCTTTTGTCATTCCCATAGTAGGTCTTTGTAACAATTTTAATGCCTTTTCTGGTGTACCTTCTTTACTCATTAAATCATTTACAATACTATTAGCATATGCCATTATCTCATGTTTATTAGAAAGATATTGTTCTGGATTACTCAAATTCTGGTATCTTGGTTTTATCCTTGAAAAATCAACTCTGTTATACTGATGTCTATGTACTAACTCATGATTTAATATTCTTCTAAATTGTTTTATAAACCATTGCCAGTCATTATAAACTTTATCAAAAAACACATCCTCTGACACAACTATGTTAATATTCTTATTTTTATCTGTGTAAGCATCTATTATTGGTTTGTTTTTATCATTTCCAATTTTAAAGTATATATTTTTTGGATTGAATTTATTATTTAAAAACATCAAAACATCATTTATAGATGTCATATTTAATCTTTTAGGATCAATTTTTTTTATACTATTAATATATGATTTAGAGTCAACAAATATAACAGATTCTTCTATATCATATAAATTACAATATATTGTATCCCACTCATCTCTATCTTTTATATAATGAGAAAAACGCACTTTAATCACATAAAAAATTTTTTATTATTATTTTCTCCATCTCTCTATTATTGATCCATTTATCTTCATTTACTACTAATAGATCTATACCTTTTTGTTTACATTGTTCTTTTTTTATAGCATCATTTATTTTTCTTTTTTCAAAAGAGTGCCAATATATACCATTATATTCAATAGCTTTGTTTTTATCAGGTACCCATACATCTAATTCAAGATATCTATTTGTTAAAGGATTAATTATCTGAGTTCTGTCATTTCTTATTATATCATACCCAAGTGATTCAATGAAATCTTGAATAACCCTTTCTTGTTTGCTGAATATTAATTCATTATAACAAAAAGGGCATCTCTGACCTTGTTTAAAATTATTAAAATTTACCTTATATTCATGATCTTCTGGACATTTAATTTTTAATTTAGTATGAGCATTTTTATAATTATTAGATAATAATTTGTATCCTTTCGATTCAATAAATTCTTTTATATGTTCATATGTTAATGTTATACCACCATTACAAATAGAACATCTTTTATTTTTATGTTTAAAATTACCAAAAGTCACTTCATATTCATGACCTTTATCACATTTTACTTTTATTTTTGAATTCGCGTTTTTATAAGTATTAGATAATAATTGATAACCTTTTAATTCAATAAAATCCTTAACATATGAATATGTTAATGTTGTATCTTTACATATAGGACATCTTCTTCCTTGTTGAAATTTATTGAATTTTACTTCATATTCATGACCTTTGTTGCATTTTACTGATAGTTTTACTTGACCGTTTTTATAAGTATCTGATAATAAAGTATACCCTTCTGATTTAATAAAATTTTTTACATATTCATATGTGTGTTTTTTTGGCATATATTATAATCCAAATATGCCTTTATCTACATCATCATAGTCATCTATATCATCTGATTCATCTTCAATCCATGTATTATCTCCATATTTTATACTAGGATAATCTCTTTCTTCTACACCCGGACCTTCTTCCATTTCATCTTCTATAATTTCAATTTCATCTGTATTATCAGTATGGTGTATATCTCTAGCCTTTTTACCCTCACTAGCGAATCTATATGGTCTAAGAATTAGTTCCCATATATGTTTTTGACCTTGAAATATTCTTTCTTCTGATCCAATATCTACTATTTCATAGTTTCTATTATTCCATGTAGTAGTTATAACATCTCCTACAAATGGTTGTACAATATTACCTGATGGATGATATGTATAAAATGATGATCCTAGATGTTGAGTTAATGTTACTTTTGGTATCATGGCGTATTGTATAACGTCGTCTCCACGAAAACCGAATGAATCTAGGATACTAGCTTCTTCTGTTGGTTCGTATACAAGTTTAGTATCAATTGGTGGAGCGTAATCATTTGTAGCATCCTCGCCATATAATTGATCCATATTTGATAAAGATATATAATATTTTATTGGAAACCCTGCTATCATAGTAAATTCATCTAGTAAACTTTGAAATAATTCAGCCTCACAGTTTTGTTCTTGTGAGAATAAATTCCATAAAGGGGTACCTGGTATTACACATGGATTACATGATACAGGTTGTTTATTGTAATCACCACAATCAGTCATTATTTACCTTTCATAGCATTTTGTAAAGATTTAACGGCACTAGGACCTCTAATAGATAATAAAGTATCAAGATTCTTTTTAAACTCTTTCTCATTTTTTGCTGTTAGAACTGCTTTATATAATGGATCATCCATAAATTCTTTTGGTACATCTTTTAAAGACACCTCATTTATATAATCTTTAAACTTTGACATTATTATCTCCTTATTATTTTTTCATAAAAATAACTACTTGTGGGTTTTCTGGCTCAACTTCATCTTGATCATTAACATAACTAGATATACCATTTTCAATAGCATAAGGTTCACCTGGATGACCATCATTCATAGATTTATCTACTTTAAAACCATATTTGCTATAAAGTCTATATAAAGGCCCGGATATTTTACCATTTTCTCTGAAAGCAAAGCAATCCAATCTTCTAGCACCATTTTTAATAGCATCAACCATAATAGCATCACCTGATGCTTTTTGTGAGCTAAATACACTCACAAGTTCATTACCATGGGCAATACAATACCCTGATGAATTATTCTTTCCTAAAAAACATTTCATCTTGTTATAATCTGATGCACTATATACTGTGAGAGTTTTTAAACCTTTGGAGGGTAAACCTTTATTTAATTTAGCTATATCATTTTCTCTTATTTTTGATATAGCTTTATAAAATACTCTACCACTGACTTGTTTGAAGTTGTCTTTATCATTAGGATTAAGATATTGGCCTTTCATCAATTCTTTATTTGATAACTTGCCAATATCTTTAAATGCTTCAAGAATGTTACATATTTTATTGTAAACTACCCCAAAATCCTTCTGTTGTTTCATTTGTCCATTCATCAATTATTCTCAATGCTCCATCTATCATATTTTTAATATCATTAAACATATCATTTTTATTATATTTATAATCAAGATAGAGACTTCTATTAATTTCAATCATAATTGATTTAACTTCATCTGATACATTCACAAAATCAGATGGGATAATGGTGCCATTATAAGGATTATTGATTTCAGTTTTTAAACCATAATTTGAAAAGTATTTTACAAGTGAATCAGTAACTTCTACGGGAGTATGGTGTTCTGATGTACCAATACAGATATCAGGTCTGTTAACCGAGTTCTTTTCCCATGGGAATGATTCATTAGGAAAAGAATGACAATCAACAATAAATGCTATTGGAAAATATGTCAAATATGTACGTACAATATCATTGAATTTTCTATGATATCCATCATATAAAGATTCAAAAATAAGATTTGGACCTCTTTTTATAGTATTACCAAAGAAATCAGTTTTATATTTGTACCCTTTACCATGTTTTTCCATGGGATCATCTTTAAAGCGTTCCACATCAACAACCATTCTATTATAAGGGAATACAATACTTGTTGCATCTTTATAAGAAAACAGTTCATCTGTATACAAATCAGTTAACAGATTAATATTATCTGATTCTTTTTTAATTTTAATATGTTCTATATTTGTTGAGCTGTGTGGTATATGTAATATCATAATATTCCTCTTTGATTAATTATGTTATGATAATACACTTTGTTTGAAGGGATGTCAAGCTTTATTTTTTAAACTGGTATTAAATATAACTGTAGTTGTTTGTTCAGGGCAGGTATTAGATTCTTCATAAATTTCATCCATTATTTCTTTGGTTAATTGTTTAAAATTAATCTCAAGATCTTCTTTATAATCTTCTGGTTCTATATCATAATATTTATAATCTTTTTTGTTTACTTCATCAGCCATATTATTATCCCATTGTTATATATCCACCGATATATACCTCTTCATCTTTTAATTCTTCTTCTAATCTCTCTTTTTCTTGTTGACCCTCGGATACAAGAGCATCCCCATCTAACGAGATCCCTGTATTACCTATACTAGAGAAGTTAGAAAATTTTCTTCTAATCATACCAAGAGTTAACTTACTTAAAGCAACAGCATAATTTAGTATCCATGTGCTGTCATATATACTTTCATCATATTCTTCTATATTAGAACTCTCATCTACGTAAGTTATGTTAACATTATCGCCAGCTGAAAGTAAACCATCTAATTGTTTACCAGCAAATAATACTGTTTGATTATCAGTATCAATTGTAAATCCGCTACCATAAGCGTAATCATTATTGTTATATGTAATAATAACATCTTTAGGGTTGATTGTTTTCTTTGATAACATAAAAGATTTAGATGCGATGTTTAAAGGGTCCACATTATATGTTTCTTTTGTATGTACCATTTCATCTGTGTAGGATCTATCTTCACCTGAAGATGATATATCAACCTTATTATACCTTAGTAATAGTTCGTCATTTAACTTTATATCATCTTTATTTGTCCATCTGATAATTCTTCTGGCATCATCGTGCCATAACCAATCAGTATATTCTGTACCATTTTTATATATTGATAATTTCCCTTTATAAGCCATTGAACTTAAAACAAAATATTGATTATATTCTTCGTCAGAATTAATGGTTCTTAATTCGGATGCTGGTGTTATTTCTTTCATTACCTTATCCCAGTCTCTTATAACATATGGTAATGTGGTTCCTTCTATAACGTTTGCTCTTAATAAAATATATCCTGGGCTATCTAGGGTATATGTTTTAACAGTATTTGTTTTAGGATCTATTCTATCCACTTTTATAATATTTTCATTGTATTTTGGTGTTGGGGATAGTTCTAGTTGATTTGTTTTTTTATGATATCTCCATGAATATTTATCTGGGTTGTATCTTTCTAATGTTTCCATGAAATCTAGAACAAGATGATACCCTACCATAGAATATGGATAAGATAACATTGGATCATAGTATCCTTGATTAAAGAAATAATTTTCTATAGAAAATAAAGTATTTATACCACCTTGGGTGCCTGAGTCATCATCATATTCTATAATATCAATAACCCCTTTAGGTAAGTCATAGAACTTTTTACCTCCTTCTAGAGGCAAAGTAAAATAGATTACATCAGTAGCATTACCCACAGCCCATTTGATAAACTTTTTTAAGGATTCATCAATAGAATCTTTGATATGATCATCACATAGTTCTACTTTGACCATAGGCCAACCTAATTTTCTTTTAATTTTGTTGATTAGTTCTGATTTAGTCATGATTAACCTTTATCTTTAAGATGGAAATTTTTTATTTAGTTCTTTCCATACATGTTCAACAAATGAGTTAGAGTTTCTTCCATATTTAGTATTGACTATATTAGATAATATTTCTCTATGGATTTTTTTATAATCACCTTTATGTTTTTTATAAAATGTATCAACAATATCTTTGGCTTTTGCTTCTTCCTCAAATTTATTTTCAAGGATTCTGTCTATCTTATCAAGAACTTTACTCATTTTTATCCTCTTCTTTCTCTTTTAATATTTTAACAACAACATCTACAAGATCTTTATGTGATAAAGGTTTTGTTAAATATTTAGATATTAATAATTTATCATCGGGATTTTTTAATTTCACATATCCATGTCCTGATATTACTATTATCGGCACTTCATTATTTATACTTTTTAATTCTTTTACGAAATCTATACCATCTATTTGTCTTGGCATTGTATAGTCTGTAATAATAATATCTATTATATCATTGTTATCTTTAAAAAAATCTATTGCTTCTTCTGTATTAGTAAATAGTTTCGGTTCAAAATTATTATTTGATAAAAAAAGGCTTATAAGATTAGCGACCGGATATTCATCGTCTATAATCATTATAATTTCACCATTACCTTTTGTTTTGTTTATTGTTTTATTTACTTCTACTTGTAATTGTTCTTTTTCTCTCATATCCTTTATTTTTTTATCTAGTATATCATGTACCTTTATTTCCTCTTTTAATTTGGAAATTTTTAATTTGTTCTTAATAAGAATAGTTAAAAGTATTGTTATCAATATAAGTAATATAAAATTCATATTATCCTCTTCATAAGTAATTAATATTACATATATTTAGATTTTTTGTGTGACTAATTTGGATTTCAATTTCAAAGACATTTTACTATCTTTTAACTTAACAAATCCTGTATATGATATACCTAACATTAAATTAAATACAGACTTACCTAGCCATGGAAAACTTATACCAGCGAATTTTCCTAAACTAAACAAAGATATTAACATCAAACCAGACGAACTAAAAAATAATTTTTCAATACTAAAACTACCTGATATTGCAGCAACTATATCACTGAAATTAAAATCATAATCCAAATCACCTATGAATGTCATATTTAACCACATCCATAATAATAAACCAGCAACAGCCAAACCTGTTAACTTTTTTAATATTGGATATTTATTTAATACTTCGTCTACTTTTATAGCACCCGATCTTATTTTTTGAAATGTTTTAGTCTTAGCCATTTCATCAAATACTTTAAATATACCTTTTCTTATAAGATTTGTGAACATATTTATACATTTTAACATCTTTTTAAACATAAAACCAAATGACTTCAACATGTTAAACACACTTCTCTCTTTAAATGATTTAACAATTTCAGTCATACCTATTTTTAACTCATCCCCCACTTTTTCAATGAACATCTTTATCTCATTAAAAAGTTTAGATAAACCACCTGTTAAAGATGACTTCATATTCTTTATTTTATCAGTAAATATATTCTCATTAATATAATATCGGATCCATTGATCTGTTATATTATCTAATCTATCAAGTCCTTCACAATACATTTCAAATGTAATACATTGAGATGCGTCTATTAACTCTTGTTCATTTATCCATGATTTAAATTGCATAATATATCTCTATCTCTATAATATAACGTTAAAGTTCTCATCAACATGGTATTCATCTATATCAGATAATATACCCCATACATCATCTTCAGATTCTTTTTTCTCATTCTTCATGAAATCAATATCATCTAATATATCCATTAAGAATATATACACGGCCCAATATAAAGCAGATACAAGATCATCATCATAGTTATTGGCACCATATCTACTATTACCTTTATCAACAAAGTCATTCAACTCCATTATAGTATTATGATCTACAAGAGATAATTTTCTGTCCTCTATTAACTTCTTCATGAATAAAACGGCTTTAGGTTTTGTATTCTTTGTAGCTCTTATACCTAGATCTTTTGCTTTACCACCACTATTTATAAGATTCTCATTTTCTAGTTCCCACCATAATTGAGTTACAACTGCCGCACCATCAGAATTATTCTCTACCATTAAATAGGCATTGTTATAGTAATATGATAATTTACTTATAACCGATGAGAATTTATATACATCTATAAAATTATTCTGATATACACATACCTGTTCCAATTTAAGAGGATTAGTTGATAAAACTTTTAATACTTGGCATGTTGAATAATGTCTTCCTGTCCCTTTTGCAACATCATTTCCAATTACATACACTGCTCCTGGTATAGGTTTCTCATATACTCTTAATTTATCACTTAAATCATATAATAATGGTTCTTTATATACAGATTGTAATGATTCTAGTACATCTGAGTCAATAACTGTAGATGAACTACCTAAAAAATCACAATTGTGAGATAATATACCATTAGAATAGTATCTATATCCATTTTTTACATTGATAGGATCATAAAGTTTAACTTTTTTGTTAATATAGTATATTTTTTTTATATTAACTATCTTTAGATAACCATTTATATGATCAAGTTTATCACCTATTTTTAATGATAATGCTGATATATCATTACCATTAATAAAGAATACATGGTCAAATGATACTCTTATATCTGATTGATCATTAAAGTATAAATGGATATATCGATCTCTTTCAACAATTTGTATTCCATCAAAATCAGAGAAACCATTATCTGTTAATATTTCATATTTTGAATTACTCTTAAACATTGATCCATTTCTCTATTCTCTGTATTTCCATTTGTCTATTTGACTGCCATTTATCATCGTTTACTATTAATAGATCAATACCTTTCTGTTTACACTGATATGATTTGATCTTGTCGTTTATTTTTCTTTTTTCAAAAGAGTGCCAGTATGTACCATTATATTCAATGGCTTTGTTTTTATCAGGAATCCATATATCTAGTTCAAGATTTTTACCTGTCAAAGGGTTAATTATTTGAGTTCTATCATTTCTTACTATATTATACCCTATTGATTCAATATAATCCTGTAACTCTTTTTCTTGTCTACTTGATGTTGACTCATTATAACATATAGGACATCTACTATTTTTGGTTTTGAAATTGTTCCATGATGTATGCCAAATATGACCTTCTGAACATTGAATTTTTAATTTATTTTTATCACCTATATACTTTTTAGATAATAAGGCACATTCAAAAGACTCTATATATGATTTAACATGATCATATGTCAAATTATGATTTTGTTGATAACAATGAGCGCATCTTATACCTTGTTGAAATCTACCAAATGTTGTTTCCCATAAATGACCTTCCGGGCATTGAATTTTTAATTTTGTTTGATTATTTTTATAAGTCTTTGATAATAATTGATATCCTTCTTTCTCTATAAAATCTTTAACGTGGTCATATGTTAATCTTATTTTGTTTCTATAACAAGTAGAACACCTGTGACCCTTTTTAAAAGATTTAAATATCATTTCAAATTTATGTCCTTTAGGACATTGAATTTTTAATTTTGTTTGAGTATTAATATAAGTATCTGATAATAATTTATATCCTTCTTTCTCTATAAAATCTTTGACATAATCATAAGTAAATTTTTTAGGCATATCATAATTCCTTATATATTTCCTCTATAGTAACAGTTTTTATCTCATGAGACTTTTTATCTCTTATTGTGACATATGTATTCCCAAAAACACATCCATATTCCTGGCTAAATTGTAATTTACCAAGATTTTTCTTTTCTTGTTCGGCCCATTCTTTTGTTCTAGTTGGTACAGCTGTCCAGTCAAATCTATTATTCTTGAAAGTATTCTTTCCTTCAACTGAGTTCTGATAAATTCTATGAAATAAATTATATAGCCCATTCGGAGTAGAAATTATAATAATTTTAGAAGTATTTGATGCTGAAATTGTTGGATAGTTAGATTTCCAAAATTCCTCAGCCTTCCAGGGCGGATCGACGAAGCCAAGCTCATCAGCTACAAGACAATTTATTGGTTCACCTCTAAATGAGTCTTTACTGGTTGCGGCTATCATTATTTTACAATGGTTATCAAATTCAACTGATTTCTCAGCCCATCGTAATACTCCTGGCTTTAAAAAGGCTGGTATTTGTTCATACATATATTTGATACGAGATAAAAATGATTTAGCACTAGCTTCTTTGTTAGATACAATGCCTATTGTTTTATGTGATTCAAAACATGCGTATGAGAGAACATATGCCCCAACAACTGTTGTTTTTCCTTGCTGTCTACCACATAAATTAACAGTGAATCTATGATTAATAAAATCACTTATCAAATGTTCCTGAAATGGAAACATATAATCACCAAATTTCACAACACCATAATCACCTGTAACTATTTTAATATGTTCTTTAATAAAATGTAATCTGTCTTTATTACATTTATCAAGTTCACGGATCATATCAGGATCATATTCTATTTCCTGACCTGGTGCCTTCACATAATCGTCATAAACAACTGGCATTTATAATTTATCCCATATATAATCGTAACTGTCTTGAGTTACTTTTCCTAATTTACCAATTAGTATAGACTGTCCTTGTATCCATATTTCTCTTTCGCTACTATATAATTTACTTATTTTGTCTATACCGCCCATGAAACCATTTGATAAAGGATCCATTAAATCATTAAGTTTTTTAATAATATCTTTACTATTTAATAAATTTTCAAAGAGTGTGTTAATCTTTATAGGATTATCTTTATAATTTTGTTGTAGCTCTCTTAATCCATTTTCTAGTGATTGATAGCTACTATCATTAACTTTAATGTTATTATAGTTAAACATTCGACTAAGTTTATCATTAAAATTCATTATATCGTAATTATTATCATTTAAAAAATTGAATGATGACCATATATCATTGGATGGTGCTATTGCTATTTTGGTATTATCAAATGGTATAACATTATAAATTTGTCCGTATCCACCAGCGTACATTTTACTATTGGTACATATAATACTTTTTGATCTTTTTGGCATATTGTTCCATGATGAAAGGTTATCCATTAACAATGTCATATAGTTCTTTGTATTGGCCGATTTTCTCAGATTACCTTTATTGGTATCGATTATTCCAAAATCATCTTTAAACCCATGTATTCCTCTAAAGATTTTATTAGGGGATAGTGTTAACATTTTAAAATTTTTTTTACAATTTTTTCTTATAGTACGTAGAGCCATATCTTCAGAAATATATTTTGTTCTACCTTCATTTATATACTGATAAAATTTTGTCATTTAAACATCCTTATAAAAAACATTATCAATACTCATAGCACCTTCATTATATACCTCTGTTAAATGAGGAAATCGTTCTATGAAATCATTAGGATTTTTTCTGCACTTATTCCATGTTATCCATCCAAACATTCTTAAAGTATAATAAGCAGGTTTAACTAGGACCCTTGAATCATTTACTTCTTGGTTCATTTCATAAAAAATCAAATCAGCTTCTTTTTGGGACACCTTAACAAACATTAATTTATCTGATTCTTCAGTAAATACAATAAGACCTCCATATGAATAACAAAAGTCATGTAAAAACGCTCCTAGATATAATATACCATGTGGTAAATATGTAAATGATAATACTTTTGGTATACTAGCACCATTAAATATAAACATTTTAGGTATAAAAACACATACTTTGTGATTTTTACTGAAACCTAAACATTTATTACAATCACTAGGTAAAATTTGATAAAAATCCTCATATAACAGTTCATTAGGAAGACCGTTCATCCATTTCCATGTTTGTTTATACCAGGCTCCGGTATCTTTTAAGTTAACTGGTATATTTTGTGTTATAGGCATATGTAATGAGTTTGCCTTTTCTGGTATTTTCATAATATCTCCCTATTTGAATACTTCTTGTTGAAATTCTTTTACTAATTCTTTTGATCTACTAATAATAGCATCAAATAATTTACTATTTCCAATATCATATTTTTTTAATTTTGGTAATGCATTAAAAGACTTATAATAAGGTTTGATTATATTTTCAGCCATTCTTTTTAAATCTTTAACAGGCACGTCATGATATACTTTAAATAATTTATATACATCATCTCTATATAATTTGATAATGTTATAGAGATATATAGCATTATAATAATTAACCATTCTATTTAATTTCTTTAGATATTCTTTTCTTTTGTAATCAGGATCACATGCTATAGATAACCAATGAGCATAATTAGCAATAACAGATTCTACATCTTTATACTTTTTATGATAATTTCTCCCACCCATATATCTAAATTCAATATGATTATTTTTTAAATCAACCAAATGAACACCTAAATATTTTCCAAACTCAAGATTACTATCTATCTTCTTGTCTCTCAACATTTTTTTAATATCAGCCCTTGAAAAAGGTTCTATTCTATTAAAGTGGCCTTTTTTTATACCAACTGCATAAGAATTGTTTATTCGCTCTTCAAATTTTTCATATATCTTGCCCTCTTCGACAAATAATATAAGTTTTAATGGATCTAATTCATACTTGGAACCCATAGACATATGAACATGAAACCCACATGAATCATCTGTATATCCTATTTTATCTATCCATTCAAAGGTTTCTTTAATTATATTAATAAGATCTGATATGTCTTCTTTACCTGTAACAATCTCAACTCCACCATCACCAAGTGATGCGTCTTCTATTACTTCAAAGTCTCTTACTTCTAGAGGGAATCCTAGCTCTTCTACTTCTTTGTCTGTGATAACTGTATTATTGCTTGAATCTTCTATTATATCGTCAATATAAAAACCATAAAACATTTTTAACAAATCGTCTGTATCATCTATTTCATCATTATCCATACTATCAAACAGTTCATTATAATATTGATCACTGTATCCTTCTATAATCCTATTGATTCAAGTTCATTTAATATTTCAAAAAAGGCTGAAAATGTATATACTGATGGGTATACTTCATATTGTTCTTCTAGGTCAGCTAGTGCATCGCCGTTTTCTATACTCCTATATTCCCTTTCCATATTATCCATTTCAGCTTTTAAATCATCAATATTAATATCTATTTCATCTATTTGGTTTTCACCATGACTTAAAGATTTTCTAAGAACTCTTAATTTTTTTCTATCTTTATCTGTTAATTCACCTTTATCATTTAAATCATCTATATCTTCTTCTACAGATTCCATTCTTGTTTGGACTTCCTTTTTTTTCTCTTCTAACTCTTCTAACTTATTCTCTATATTTTCCAATTCATCTTCTAATTCTCTCTCTCTCTCATTTAAGTTTTCTATTTCTCTATTATATTCATTAAGGTTATTATTATAATCATTTATTTCTTCATTAGATCTTACTATTAATCTATCAATAAGATCCAAGTCCAGAAGAGATTGACCATTTCTATTTTCTTCATCTATATAAAATTCAAATTCACATCCAGCAATAATATTATCATTTTCAAGTGCTTCTTTGTATTCCCTTTTAGTAATCTTTTCATTTATATATTGTTTAAATTTCATTATTTAATTCCTTTATATGATACCGAATAACTGTTTCTTTACGACACCCATTGTACCAAGTTTTCTTTTATATATACCATTATCAATATCAAAAGGCTCCACATCAGGTTTATTTAACACCTTTTTAATTAAGACCATATCTGTAATAATATTTACATTATTACTTTTAAATATATCTGCTATTTTATGAGATGCTTCACAATACCAACCAGAAGTTTTTAATAACTTAACAACCTTTTTAATTAATAATCTTTTATTTAATTTACCCCCATCAGTGCCCATTAAAGCCAGCTTATTACCATATTTAGTTTCTTTATATATAATAAAAGCATCTGGTTCTGGGTCTTTATCTGTATCTATAAGCCATGAAACTTTATATTTTGAAGTTAATTTCTTAGAATTCTCAATATGTAGTCCTATGCTTTGATATGTATCAACATACATATCCCATAGTCTATGACGTGTTTCTCTATCGAGATCATTTAAAGATACAACCGTCCATACCTTTTTTTTAATATCCAATTTCTCATCTACATATTGTTTAAATTTCATTAGTATATAAACCTTTCTATTTCGGTTGCTTTTATATTAAAAACAGACATTAATATTTGTAATTCTCTAAGACATTCGGATTTTCCACCTCCAACAATATACCCACCAGAAAACTTTTTAAGCTTATTTAGTGGAATATTAGGCAAATATATTGGATCATTTATCATATAATCATCCCAATCATTAGGAAATTTATTTTCCCATATTTCAGGATCAATATCTCTAGAATCATATACTTTGTTTCTCATCATAAATCTAATTGCCTTTTTGATAAAACCTATATCCGATCCTTGATCCATCCAAGATCTAAAAAAACCATAACCTTTATCATACCAAGTCACATCAGATAATTTCTTATCGATCATATCTATATCACCGTAATATTCTTCTGATAACCAGTCTATAATATTATTTTTAGTATCTGATCCTACTGTGTCTGGTCCATTATAAAAGTATAATATATTCCTTTGGTTTATAAGAAAATCACAAAAGTCGCTGATATTAAACTTTATATAATTTGCATACATAGGCTGAATATCAACAACAATAACATTCTTAGATCTCTTTTCATTTATATATTGATTAAATCTCATATTGAAAATAACTCTTTAAATTGATTAAGCATTCTATCAACTTCTTTTTTGACTTTATCATCGGTGTATTCTTTTTTGATTGTTGATAAATGATCTATAACTCTTTTAACTCTATCTTTTATATCAGTGGCTTTTCTTTTTAAATTAGGTGCCAGGTGCCATCCTGTAATAGCATCTAACATATGAATGGGTCCAGTAATAGCATGGAGTGTTAACATATCAAGTCTTAATAAGACATCAATAACATCTTCTTTATTAATACTTTTATATAAATTAATTATTTTCTCCCTATACTCTTCATCACCTTGATATAATTTAAAAGTGTACCATAATAAATCTTTTGTGCCTTTACTGGCACTTTTCATGGTATGAATTAAACCCTTACCTTTTTTTACGTGAAACCCCATTTTAGATAAAAGTTTTCCAAAATCAAATGCTTCATCTATTCTATTATGGTATTCTATAAAAAAATATAATTCTAACAAGGTATCAATATCAGTGTATTCATTGATATATTCATTAAATCTCATTATTTGTGTCCTTTATTAAGTGAATAAATAGTTACATATTATTTATATTTATTAGGTGACTATGTTTTATTAAAATAACACTTGACATAATTTAAAAGGCGTGATATTATCTATCTATAATAAAAATAAAGGAGGGTAAATTATGGGACACATATCTATGCCAAGTATAAAACAGTTTAGACAAATAATTAAAAATATATCCTGTAGTAGTAGATATATAGGAGATGATGATAATGGTGATCCCATTTTTGATAATAATATTAAACTACCTATTCTTAAAGCCAAAGGTACTGTAAAATTACACGGTACTAATGCATCTGTTGCATATAATGAAAATAAAGGTATGTGGGTACAATCTAAAAAAAATGTTATTACACCTGAAAGGGACAATGCTGGCTTTGCATTCTTTGCCAGGTCTAACCAGGAACATATAGAGAATATTATTTTTAATATCAGAGATCAATTTAATATTGATACAGTTAAAAATACTATTACAGTGTTTGGTGAATGGGCAGGACAAGGGATTCAAAAAAATGTTGCTATATCTAATATTCCTAAGTCTTGGTTCATTTTTGGTGTAAAGATTTCCCCTATTAATGATGAAGATTCAGCATATTGGATTGATGGTTATAGTATTCCAGAACATGATAGAATTTTTGACATTTCATTTTTCAAAACATTTGAAATCGAAATTGATTTTGAAAATCCTCTTATGAGCCAGAATAAAATGGTTGATATGGTAGCAGAGGTAGAAAAAGAATGTCCTGTTGCAGCATCATTTGGTCATAAAGGTATTGGAGAAGGTATTGTTTTTGTTATCAATGATGGTAAAAATAAACATCTTTATAAGATGAAGGGGGAAAAACATGCCGGTAAGTCTAAAGTAAAAAAGGCTAAAATGGTTGATGATAAAAAACTTCAATTAATCAATGACATAGTTGAAAAGGTCACACCTGAGTGGAGATTGGATCAAATGTATACTGAGACATTTGATATCATTAATGGTGGACAGGGTGATATTAAAAAAATGGGTGATTATATTAGATCTGTTATCAATGATATTACCAAAGAGGATAGTGATATTATTAATGATGCTGGTTTGATCCCAAAGGATATTAATAAAAGGGTATCTGATGTAGCTAGAAGATGGATGATTGCCAAGCTTGATGAAGAAGCTGGAATAAAATAAACCTTGATAAGTTGTTCAGCATTTGATATTGTACATAAATGTTGAACAACTTAATTTTATAAACAAAGGATGATTTATTATGTCAACACATTGTTCCATTACAGTTAAAGTTAATGATGAAAAGTTTTATTCTGTATATTGTCATTTTGATGGCCACCCTAGTCACACATTTAAAATGCTTTCAAATTATTATAATTCACAAGAAAAGGCTGAGGATCTTGTTAAGATGGGTGATATATCTTTTATTGATAAAAGTATTGAGTGCCCATATGGCCATTATTTTGATAATCCTGTAAAGGGATATTCTGTTTTTTATAAAAGAGATAGAGGTGAAGATAGTTGTGATCCTTATATTACATTTTCTTATGAAGATGTAATGAGAAATAATAATCAAGAGTGGAATTATCTTTGGGATGGTGATAAATGGGTGATAAAATAAAAACATGTTCCTGAAACTGTAGAAATGTATCATTCAATGAAATGTGCAAAATGTGGTAGAAAACTT